AGGTTTAGGCAATTTGCTTATTTGATGTTTAGGGAAGGGTTCACGTAATAAATCTAAACCCATATTTTTGATGTCTTTTTCCAATTTCGCTATCTCCTTTAATTTAAGTTCTTGCATTACTTCGACTTCAAATTGCTCTTGGCTCATTATCGACTCCAAGCATCAAGCAAAACAATTACAGTAACAATTCCGCTAAAAAAGAATGTTAAGTAAAGTTCCATGATTATCTCCTTGCTTCAATTAAATTAATTTCTTGCATGATTTTTTCTATTACTGATTCACCTAAAAGGTCTTGAAGGTTTTGTGTACCAGTAATATCTTCGATTGAGTAAATATCAATCTCGTGTTCGGTAGGACTGTCACCAGTTCCTAATGGGTCAGCTTCGGTATGATAAGTATAATAGACATCAAACTTAACTCCGAACGCTTGTACTGTTTCTAATTTTTCCATTTTCGTTTCCTTCAATAATTAATTAACCTACACATCCCGAAGGGCTTAATTATTTTTTATTTAAAGTAATCGCTATCTGGCGCAAGCCCTTTTAACTGCTCGTCTGTATCGATAAAATCTTCAAAGCCATTATCAGTCGTGACGTGAAACTTATAATTTGTTTTGCTTTTATCTGCCTCATGTATCCACACGCCAGCTTGAACTAATCCAGCATTTTTTAAAATTGTTTCGATTATTGATGTTGTCATTTTCGTTTCCTAATAAAAGCGTCATAAGTAACGCATAAGTTCATTATATAGATTAAAAATCTAATTGCAAGCATTATTTATAAATATATTAAGAAAATTGACTTATTTCATCATAAGCAATTAATTCAGCACAAAACCAAACTACAGCATTTCTAAATTGAATAGTATCGCCAAAATTATCAGTAATGTATTTTGGAAATTCACCTACACATTCTGCGTGTTCATTAATTATTTCATGCAAACTATTTTGGTATTCATCATATAAAGCAGATGTATCAGAATAATAAATCATTGTCGATGCACAACCACTAGCGCAACCATGATTGGAAATATCATTCAATTCTTCTATTGAATAAACTTCTTGCATATAAGTTTTAAAATTCATTTTTTGGCTCCTTAAAATTGTGCAAATACAATACTGCCTTGATTTGTTACACCGCAAACAATTGTATGATTATTTAAATAGTCAGATGCAATATCTAATAACTCATCTTCTTCAAAATTTGCTAAATCTTCATCAGATATATCATCATAAGTATTAAAAACTTCAACATAAGTCATTTCACAATATTCACAACATAAAGCAATTACATCTAATTCAACACTATCTCCATAACTTTCTTCTATGTAATTAAATAAAACCTCTAAACCTTCATAACTAAAATTAGTGCGTTCATGTCCTTGAAAAGCATTTCTAAATTCATTTAAACCTACTGTTTGATACATTTTTTTCTCTTAATAAAAGAAATAAAATTACTGCATGGGTTAATAATATTATCTATTTAATTAAAAAACAAGCAATATTTGCAATATATTAAAATAATATGCTATGATACGTTTAATCATTAAAGGAGAGTTATTTTTATGGATAAGATAAAACAAAATATTAAAGAAACCTTAATAAGTGGAATATATAATATTAGTGCAATTGAACGTCAAACTGAGATAAGCAGACATTGGATGAAAAAGATTGTTAATGATGAAAAAGTGCCTTCTTACATTTTTATGGCTTTAAATGATTATTTTAATAGAGGAATAAAAAATGAATAAGCAAGATATTCGAGAAAAGTTCGAAATGTGGGCAGAATTGCAAGGCTATAATTTAATCCGTCACTCACTTAGTCCTGACTATTACAACAGTTTAGAAACTTCAAACCTATGGAAATGCTGGATGACAGCTTTTCAAATGGGTAGCGAACAGGTCAGTAACGTAATTATTTTGGATGAATAATTTTTTCAAAAAAAGTAAATATAAAATGCTTTCAATAAATTTTAATAGAAAAAGTAACTTAAATAAATGACTGAGCATCAAGAACAAGCTGCTTTAATTTCCTGGTTTAGATTGCAATATCCAGGTTTAGTAATTTTTGCTATTCCTAATGGGGGAGTTAGAACTATTGGAACAGCTAAAAAATTAAAAGCAGAAGGTGTATTAGCTGGCGTATCTGATTTATTTTTAATGTTTCCTTGTAAAGCCTATCATGGAATGTTTATTGAAATGAAAACAAAAACAGGAAAAGTAAGTGCAAGTCAAAAAGCATTTCAATCAATAGCAAAAAAAATGGGCTATAACGCTATTGTTTGTTATAGCTTTGAAGAAGCTACTACAAAAATAAAAGACTACTTGGACTTTTAAATGAAGTTCTTTATAATAATTTAGGGCTAGGTTATGCAGACTGAAAAGGCGATTCGTTACCGCTCTGCCCAACTTTTAAGTAACGATAAACCGTAACGGAGGTTTTATGTATTATTACAAATTTGATATTTCAACTTGGTATTTAGCTACCACACATCTTTCTTTAGAAGAAGAAGCAATTTATTTTAGATTGCTAAACTATTATTACCACACAGAACAGCCTATTCCAAAAGAAACCGATTCGGTTATTAGAAAATTGCGTTTGGGTTCTCATAAAGAAATCGTAAAAAGTATTTTAGATGAATTTTTTACTTTAATAGGTAATGAATGGCATCACGAATATTGTGATATTGAAATTGAAAAATATCAAAATAAAGCAAAAGTAAATAAAGAAGTAGGTAAATTAGGTGGAAGACCCAAGAAAATCAAAGAGTTAGATGATAACCCACAAGAAACCCAATCGGTTATTTTAGATAACCCACAAGAAACCCTAATAATAAATAATAAATCATTAATAAATAATAAATATAAGCCACCTATAGCACTCATTCTTTTATCTGAATGGTTAATAGCAAGAAAGAAAAAACCAGTGACTGAATTAGTATTTAAAGCTGTAGAACGTGAAGCAAAATTAGCAGGTATATCAGTAGAAGAAGCAATCACTATTTGTTGTGAAAGAGGTTGGATTAATTTTAAAGCTGAATGGATTAAGTCTGATAAAAATAAACCTAACGCAGCAGCAGTATCAATTTTTAAAGATGCAAATATTAAACATTTACAAACTGGCAATATAGAATTAGAGGTTTTCCATCATGAAGAATAATTTACCTGCAGAATGGATTGAACGTATTTTTATGCGTTTACATGGTCGCTTTGGAAATTCTTTTTTAGAAAAGTTTAGGATTGGAAAATTAAATGATGCAGGTGAAGATATTGGTATAGCTAATGCTAAACAAGTTTGGTCAGAAGAATTGGCTGATATATCTTCTTATCGCATCAAAAACGCTTTATCACATAATTATGAATTTGCGCCATCATGCGACCAATTTAAAGCGCAATGTAAAACGACTATTGCTTCACATCAGGATTTTTTACAAATCCAGCGTAAATTTACTCCTGAAGAAATAGAGTGTAATAGACAAAAATTGAAGAATATTATGGAAAATTTTTGTAAAACTAAGCCAGTTTCTTAATAAATTATAACAAAATACATAATTAAAGGTTATTATGAATGGAAGAATATGGAATTTGAGTTTACAAAATATTTCATTTTTAATGAATTATTTAAAATCTTTAGATTTTAATACTCAATGGGAAGTAGTTATACGTGAAAAGAAAAACAAACGAACATTAGAACAAAATGAAAGGCTTTGGAAATTATATGAAAGTGTAGGCAATCATTTAGGTTATACCAAAGATGAAATGCACGATGTAGCTGGATGGAAATTTTTACGCTATCAAGTAGAAATTGCTGGTGAAGTAGTAAATAAAATTGAAAGCACTACAAAATTAAATACTGCTCGTATGTCATGGTATCAAGAACAAATCGAAATATGGGCTTCACAAATGGGGTGGAGTTGGTGACAAAAGAGGAAAGAAAATATTATGACAAATTATCACAATTGGGATGTATTGTATGTCGCAATCTTGGGTATGGTTATTCTCAACCTCATATACATCACATTCGACATGGAGCTGGCATGGGACAAAAAAGTCATTGGAGTGATGCTATCCCTTTGTGTCCTAATCATCATCAGCATGGTGGTTACGGAATTGCATTACACGCTGGAATGAAAGAATTCGAAAAAAGATATGGTACTGAAGAAGAATTGCGTAATAAAGTAAAAATATTAATGGAGGTAATAAATGCTTAAAATAGTTTACAAATCAATTGATGATTTAATTCCTTATGTAAATAATAGTCGTACTCATTCAGAACAACAAATTATTCAAATTGCATCTAGTATTAAAGAATTTGGATTTACTAATCCAGTATTAACTGATGGTGAAAATGGCATTATTGCAGGTCATGGTCGTGTATTAGCAGCCCGCAAACTTGATTTAAAAGAAGTGCCTACCATTGACCTTAAGCATTTAAATGAAACGCAACGTAGGGCTTATATTATTGCTGACAATAAACTTGCTCTTAATGCTGGGTGGGATGAAGAAATCCTAAAAATTGAATTAGAAAGTTTACCAGCTTTTGAAACTGAACTTACTGGTTTTTCAGCAGAAGAAATTAATTTATTATTTAATGGTTGGGATTCAGATATTGAACGAATGAGTGATATTGATGCTCAAGATTCATTAAGTAAAGAACGAATTATTATTAAATGCGACCCCGATGAAAAAGAATTTTTATGGGAAAAAATTACTAATTTAGTTGATTCTTTAGGCTTGGATAATGTCGAAGTGTCCTAAATTAAATATTCTTGTTGCATTTCCATATTTTTCTAAAAAAATCTATGAAAAATTAATGGAATTAGACCCAAGCACTTTTCGCTTAATTGTGGATTCAGGTGCTTTTACTGCTTGGAATACAGGAAAACAAATTTCATTAGATGATTATGCTAAATTTTTAAAAAGCATTCCATCGCATTGGGATTATAAAGCTGTGCAGCTTGATGTATATGGAGACCCGGAACAAACTTATATCAATTATATGAGAATGTTAGATATGGGTTATACAGATATTATGCCTGTATTTACTCGTGGTGATAGTTTAGAACGATTAGAAGAATTTTATACATATACTGACTATATTATGTTTGGCGGTATTGCTATTGGTGGACAAAATACCAATTACGTTAAATGGTTTTGTGAAATGAATAAAGGCAGACACGCACATTGGCTTGGTTTTGTTAACGTACCATTTATTAAACATTATAAACCTTATAGTGTAGATAGTAGCTCATTATATTCAGGTCAGCGTTATGGGAATTTACAATATTACGTTGGCGCAGGACAATTAAAATCTATTAATAGAACAGAATTTTATAAAAAACCATCACAATTAGTTATAGAATCTATTATTAAACTTGGGTTTTCTATGAAAGATATTTCTACGCTTGCAAATCAACAAGCATGGGAAGGTGGCGCACAACCACCAAATCCTAATTCTATTCGAGGTCTTGCTGCTTTTATTACAGTAACTAATCATGTAAAAAGAGCAATAGAAGTAGAAAAAAATTTAGGAACTAAAGTTTATTTAGCTTTAGGAAATGAATCGCAAATAACAAATGTTTTTGATGCACTTACTATGATAACTGAGAGGAAACTTTATGTCTGATACGGAAAATTTAACCTTACTGGGTTCTAATAATACTGTTTATGAAACGCATTATAATCCAGCAATTTTGGAAACTTTTAAAAATCAATTTCCAAATAATCATTACACAGTAGAATTAGAAATTCCTGAATTTACGCATATTTGCCCAAAAACAGGACAGCCTGACTTTGCTACTATTTTAATTAACTATCAACCTGATGAATTATTAGTTGAATCTAAATCACTTAAACTTTATATGTTTGGTTTTAGAAATCATGGTTCATTTCATGAAGATTGTATTAACACTATTGCTTCTGATTTATTTAATTTAATGCAGCCTAAATGGATTGAAGTAAGAGGTGATTTTTATCCTCGTGGTGGAATTTCAATTAATCCTACTACTCGTTTAGAAAAATGAATGTAATTTATGCCAATCCAAATTCTTTGGAATTTGAAAATCAATTAAATCAGATTATTCAAATGACAAAGAAAATGGCTCATGAAATAGGATATGTCATGCCTATTATTTATCGTGAGCAAGCATCTAAGAAAAAATTACTAATTTTATTGTCGGGAAATATAGTTGTTGGGTTTTGCAATTTTAATATACGAATAAAAGATTCTGTTGGTGTTATTTATGAAATTGCTACACATCCTATTATTCGTGGCAAAGGTGGGGCAAAGTTATTAATTGCTGAAATTTTAAAAAATACATCAGTAATCCAATTAAAATGTCCTATAACGAATAAAAGTAATGGTTTTTACGATAAAATAGGTAAAAAAGTATCTGTTGAGCAAGGTAAAAAAAGACCATTAAATGTATGGCAAATTACTAATGACACTTTAGGAGCAAAAAATGAGTAAAGCACTCGTTGTATTATCAGGAGGGCAAGATTCAACAACTTGTCTATTTTGGGCTGTAAAACATTATGATGAAGTTCATGCTATTACTTTTAATTATGGTCAAAAACACAATAGAGAAATTAAATCAGCAGAGCAAGTAGCATTTATTGCTGGCGTTGAAAGTCATACTATTGTTGATGTTCCTGATATTCTTAAAAGCAGAAGTCCTTTACTTGATAAATCAGTTACGCTTGAAACTTACGACAATTATGAAGAAATGGATGCAATTATTGGCGATAGAGTAGAATTAACTTTTGTGCCTATGCGAAATGCTTTTTTTCTAACATTAGCTGCTAATTATGCAGTAGCAATGAATTGTTTTACTTTAGTAACTGGAGTATGCCAACAAGACAATGCTAACTATCCTGATTGCAGAGAGGGTTTTATTAATGCTCAAATTGATACAATTAATCAAGCATTGGGAATTGATAACTTTAAAATTGAAACGCCTTTAATGTATTTATCTAAAGCAGAAAGTATTAAATTAGCACAAGAAGTTGATGCTATGGGCGCATTAGCATTTAGTCATACTTGTTATGCTGGCGAATTTCCACCATGTGGTGAATGTCATGCTTGCGTATTAAGGGCGCATGGTTTTGAAGAAGCTGGTGTTCCTGACCCTTTAATTGAAAGAGCAAAACATGAAAACAATAATTGATAAAATTAAAGCTGCTGGCGGTAGTTATTTTGCAAATGACAATATTTCAGAATATTTAGAGCCAAAAGATTTAATCAAAATTAAACGTAATGTTGAAAAGGCAATGCAAAAAGTCTTGGAAGCATTAATTATTGATACTGATAACGACCACAACACTAAAGAAACTGCTAAGCGTGTTGCCAAAATGTATATAGATGAAGTCTTTAAAGGCAGATACAATGAACAGCCTAAAATTACCGACTTTCCTAATGCTAAAGACCTTGACCAAATTTATACTCTCGGTCCCATTACTGTTCGTTCAGCTTGCAGTCATCATCTTGTGCCTATTACTGGTCATGCTTGGATTGGCATTATTCCTAACGATAGGGTTATTGGCATTTCTAAGTTTAGTAGATTGACTGATTGGGTAATGTCAAGACCGCAAATTCAAGAAGAAGCTACAGTTCAATTAGCAGATTTAATTGAAGAAAAAATTAAACCAAAAGCCGTTGCAGTTATTATTAAAGCCACTCATCAATGTATGACATGGAGAGGGGTTAAAGATAATGGTGTATCAATGACAACGAGCGTAATGCGTGGATTATTTAGAGACGATGAAGGTGCAAGAAACGAATTCCTCTCAATTATTAAAGGACAAGGATATTAATATGTGGACTGCAAATCGTTATCATGATTTTTCAACAGGACATAGGGTTTACGGACATGAAAATAAATGCGCTCATGCTCATGGGCATAATTATCGGGTACATTTCCATTGTGCCGGAAGCCTAGATTCTATTGGGCGAGTTATTGATTTTTCTGTTATTAAAGATAAGTTATGTAATTGGCTGGAAGATAATTGGGACCATAAATTTATTCTTTGGGAAAAAGACCCTTGGACTGCTACATTTCAAGAAATAGACCCCGAAGGTTTAGTGGTAGTTGACTTTAATCCTACTGCCGAAAATATGGCTGAATATTTAGTTAATGTTATTGCTCCAATTCAATTACGAGATACAGGCGTTAAATTAATTAAATGCGATATTGAAGAAACAAGAAAATGCAGCGCAAGTTACGCTATTTAACGTGGCAAAAATTTGATAATGCTGTAGAACATATAGCAAATCAATTTAAAGGAAAAGCCACGCAAATTTATGGTATGCCAAGAGGTGGACTATGTTTAGCAGTAGCTTTATCTCATAAAATGGGAATACCTTTAATTAGCGTTGATATAACAACTTTTAATGATTCTAATCTTGATAACGTATTATGGGTTGATGATGTCGTAGAAACTGGACTAACTTTATCAAAATTTACTTATCCAAATATGTATTTTGCAGCTTGGTTTTGTAATGTTAAATATATTCAAAATATTAGTTATTATGAGCATCTTGAAGAAAATGAATGGTTAGTATTTCCTTGGGAAGATAAAACTAAAGCTATAAAGGACATGGAACAATATGAAATATCCCGTAAATGAAATATTTGAAACAATACAAGGTGAAGCTATGTTTACTGGCACACCTGCTATTTTTGTTCGATTACAAGGTTGTCCTGTAGGTTGCGGATGGTGTGATACAAAGCATACATGGGAAATAGAAGAAAATAAAAAAACAATCATTAATGAAATTGTAATTAAAAAAGTAGATAGTGATTTATTTGCTGAAATGTCAACGGAAGAATTGCTAGGCATTATTACTTCATACTCAGCCAATCATGTAGTTTTAACTGGGGGTGAGCCTTGTCTTTACGATTTAACTGAATTAACTAAAGAATTAATTGATAACGGCTATTCTGTTCAAATTGAAACGTCAGGCACACACGAAATTAAATGTTATCCAACTACTTTTGTAACTATTAGTCCAAAAGTAGATATGCCCGGTGGCTTTAAAATATTAAAAAGTGCAATTAATATGGCTGACGAGATTAAATATCCCGTTGGCAAATTAGATGATATTACTAAATTAAAAATATTACTTTCAGATTGCAACGTAGAGTTTGTGCCAATTTGGTTGCAACCATTAAGTCAAAGTAAAAAAGCAACACAAATATGTGTAGCAGAGGCAATTAAAAATCAATGGAAAATAAGTCTACAAACACACAAATACATGAATGTGAGGTAAGGGAACTTATACGTTGGCGTATTCAAGATAAAAGTTGGAATAGAGTGACTGAGTTTATGAATAAGCCAAATGTAGCAAAACGAGCAGAAAAACTTAAAAAAGACGTCAATGAACAGTTTTTAAAAGGCAATAAAGGCAATAAGGGCGAATGGTATAATTAAATATGGCTTATGAAAAAAAAGATTGGGATATTGTTCAGGCTTTTTATGAAAGCGGATTATCTTTGAACGAAATTGCTGAACGTAAAGAAGTAAAGATTAAAGATAGAGGTTCTATTAGCAGAAAAGCAAAGCAAGAGGGATGGATTAAGTCAAAAATGCAACACTTGGTCGAAAAAGAAATCCAAGCAAAACAAAACCTTAGTGAAGTGGAAGATGAAAAAGCTACACTAAATGCAACACAAGTCAATGTAGTTAAAACTTTAGTAGATGAGAAATTTGTATGGTTGGATTATTTAAACAAAGCTGCGCTTAAAAATGCTCAGGAAGCTATGAAGTCTTCATGCGCTAATCAATTAGATTATAAGCATAGAGCTGATACCATTCAAAAGGCAAGGGATGTTATAGAGCCAAAAAATGCAATGGTTCAAGTGAATACACAAGTAAATAGTGCAGTAGATATTCCAATGGATAGATATAAACAATTAGTGCGTGAGGTTCTTAGCGAAATATAATGAGAGAATATTCTGTTGAGAAAAGAAAAGTTGCTAATGATGCGGCTTATGAAGATTTATATATGTTTAGTCGCTGGATGTTTTTGCAAACTCATGGATACTATTGGTTAAAAAACGACCACCATGAAATTATTTGTAAAGCATTAATAGAAGTATTTAGAGGTGAAACTAAACGCCTTATTATTAATATTCCACCTCGCTACTCTAAAACTGAGCTAGCAATTAAAAACTTTATAGCTTGGACATTAGGACATAATCCTGATAGTGAATTCATTTATACAAGTTATTCTGCGAGGCTAGCTAGTAACTTTTCTTGGCAAACAAGAGAAATTGTAAATAGTAATGAATATCGTGAAATATTCCCTAATACAATATTGCAGGGTGACAGCAAAGCTAAAGATGAATGGCGAACTACTGCTGGCGGTTTAGTTTACTCCGTAGGGTCTGGCGGTACAATTACTGGTTATGGCGCAGGAAAGCATAAAAAAGGCTTTGGTGGTGCTATATTGATAGATGACCCACATAAAGCTGATGAGGCTAGAAGTGATGTAATGCGTCAAAATGTTATTGATTGGTTTCAAAATACATTAGAAAGCCGTAAAAATAGTCCTGATACACCCATCATTCTTATTATGCAAAGATTACATGAGGAAGATTTGTCGGGGTGGCTATTAAATGGCGGCAATGGTGAAGAATGGAAGCATATTTGTTTACCTGCAATAAAAGAAGATGGCACAGCGTTATGGGAAGCTAAGCACACCATTGAAGATTTAAAACGTATGGAAGAAGCCAGCCCGTATGTTTTTGCTGGTCAATATATGCAAAGACCTGCGCCAGCAGAAGGTGGAATTTTCAAACCAGACCAAATTCAGATTATTGATGAATTGCCTATTGGAGAGATTAAATGGTGTAGAGGTTGGGATTTGGCAAGTACCGTCAATGGAGATTGGACAGCAGGAGGGAAAATAGGAAGAATGTCAGATGGAAGATTTATCATTGATGATATGGTAAGATTACGAGAAGGTCCCGATAAGCGAGATGCCGCAATTAAAAATACAGCTTCGCTTGATGGAAAAAATGTTAAAATAAGTATTCCACAAGACCCCGGACAAGCAGGTAAAACTCAAGTAATTTATCTCACTAGAGAATTAGCTGGTTATAATGTTAAAAGTTCTCCTGAAAGTGGTGATAAAGTTACTCGAGCAGAACCATTAGGGGCGCAAATTAATATTGGCAATGTTATGATGATTCGCGGAGAATGGAATAAATCCCTTATAAATGAAATGCGGATGTTTCCAAATGGTGTAAACGATGACCAAATAGACGCGCTTTCAAGAGCATTTAGCGAAGTAATGATACCAAAAAGAAGTTTTTTCGGATAAAGGATATGCAATGCTAAATTGGTTTCGTGGTATAAAATCTGAAGAAGTTAAGGTCGAGGAAACAAAACCTTCACCTCGTAAAAGTCTATTTAGCACTCATGCTGATGAAAACCTAGACACAATCAAAACTACTGTAGGCGATTTACTTGCCGATATACAAAGCAAACAACCTATATTCAATCCTGCAATCAATCCACGTATGGCGAATGTCGGCATGGATGATTCAAGCGATGGCTATCCTGAATTTAAAATGTATGATGCAGGTAATAATTCCGTATCTAATGCGGTAGTCTTTTGGTACGCATCGCAAGGCTTCATAGGGGCGCAAATGTGCGGTATCGTTGCACAAAACTGGCTAGTAAACAAAGCGTGTGCAATGCCAGCCGATGATGCAATCCGCAAAGG